AACTTAGTTAGAGCTGTTCTAAATGCTGAACTTCTTAGTTTCAATGGTGAGTGTAAGAGCTTTATTAAAGAGCATGAGGAGTATTCAAAAGATGATAATGGTCGTATTCCAAAGCGTGATGACCATTTAGTTAATTGCCTACATTACTTATGCGGAGCATTAGGACTTAATTTAGACGAATTATCTGCACCAAAAGAGCAAGAAGATACTAGACGAGGCTATGCTTTACATACAGAATTTCAAGAGAACGAATACAAGGAGTTAGATTAATGGAATTAGCAGCAATAATTATCAGTACAATTTCACTACTATTATCTATGGCCTCTATTATATGGCTATTAGCTAAACAGCTTTCTACACATAATATACAGATGGTGCCTGTAGACCCATTTAAGGATATGACAGAACCTAGTCAGATAGGTAAAAATTTCATGGACGAATTTAGGGATTTAGATAATCCTATTACAGCCGATGAACTAGCTTCACTGGCAAAAAGACGTAAGTAATTAAAACTATTCCCTCATAATTAGAGGGCTAGGAGTACACTTTGTTCAATACCTTTGATGATTTAGAAAATCTAAACTATAGCGAATCTGGAAAACCTTTCTTTGCAATCGACCTATCAAATGATGACACGGTCTTAAATTGGATGAAAGACGAGCTGCAAACATTAAGAGCATCGTCTACAACAAGACTTGAAAGAGCTAAGAATAATTATCTACGTTTTAAAGGGCTTCAGTATTTCAATGCTGTTTATGTTCCAAGAGACGTTTTAGAAGTTCAACGTAAGTACACACCTCAATTAGTTCTACCTTTAATATCTGATGCTATTGATGAAAAGGTAGCTAGGTTAATGGAATTTAAACCAATGGTAGCAGTCCTTCCGTCTCATGATGAGACATCGGATAAGGTCGATGCTAAGGTTGCTGACAGGTTTTTAAAACATGTAGCACATGATCAACAGTTAGATCACAAGCTACAAAAGATATTACGAAATTCTAAAGTAACGGGTGAGTCATATATATGGACAAGATGGAATCCAGACCTAGGCGATGTAGTAAGTGCTACAGCTAAAAAAACATCTGATGACGTAACTGTAGAGGCTGGTGTATTTCAAGGCGATGTAGAACTAGTCAACAAGACAGTTCATCATGTGTTCTATGAAAGAGCTGAATCTTGGGAGAAAGTTAATTATTGTTTCATCATTGAGTATGATTATGTTGAGGCTTTAAAACTAGACTACCCAATGTGTGCTGATAAAATCCAAGAAGATACAGACGCTAACTATTTCGATTATGATAACATGGAATCCCTTAAATTAAAGGGCATGTGTAAAAAGATTCACTTCTACCATAAGAAGACTAAATATTTACCTGAAGGATTTGAAGCTTGCTTCACTCCAACATGTTTGCTTAAAAAAGGTGCGCTATCTTATAAACATGGTGAATTACCTATTGATCGGTTAGTAGACATTGAGAACGATGAGGAATTACACGGACAATCATCTATTGATAAGCTTAAAGGTATATCATCACAAGCTAATAACTTATTAAATGCTATGGTTAAAATGTTTATGTTAGCAGGTCACGCTAAGTGGTTTGTTGAAGCTGGTAGCGTAGACAATCAGCAATTAAACAATGACGTAAATATCGTTTCAGTCAAACAAGGTGCTCAAAAACCAGTATTAGCTCAGGCTAACCCAGTAGGACAAAGTCACTTTGAGTTCGTAAACAAATTCATTGAGTGGTACTATAAATTTGCCAAATCTAATTCAGTTATTCAAGGAACTCCCCCAGCTGGTGTTACCGCTGGGGTTGCACTTCAATATGTATCAGAATCAGAATCTCGTAGACTTTCTACTGATGTAGCTAATTTTAATCTATTAGTTAGATCAGTTAATGAAAAGATATTAAAGGTTTGTTCTCAATACTATAGAGCAGATGATTCTCGTACCATGATGGTATTAGGTAAAGATCAAAGATGGGAGACTATTCCTTTGGATATCGCTGCCATTGGTAAATCTTATTCTGTTCAAATACAAAGCACTTCAGGTCTTAGTGATTCAAAAGCTCAACGTATTCAACAAGTTATTGATTTGGGTGACAAGTATCCTGATTTATTACCTCGTGAACAAATTGTTGAAATGACAGGCCTTGCACAAGGTGAAAAGGCTTACGATGTTGCTGCGATCGCTGCTCGTGCTGCTGAAGATGAAAACGAGCAAATGATGGATACTGGTGTATTGATTGAACCAACTGAGTACGAAGATATGCTTACTCATTGGAGAATCCACACTCAAGCTATGCAACCATTAGGATTTAAACAAAAAGCAGAGCCACAAGTTCAAAAAGTTATGAACACTCATTTACTAGCTACTGAAACAATGATGATTGATAGAGCTTTAAAGAATCCAATTTATATGGAGCAATTAAAAGGATTATCAGGGTTTCCAATGTTGGCTGATATGCCACTACTTCGACCAGTAGACCCTATGATGTTACCACCTGAAGCACCTGCACCGATGCAATAAAAAAACCCCCAATAGAACCATTCTAAAGGGGGCAAAACTTAATCCCGAGCACGGACTAATAATTATTTATTACAAATTTAAAAGGCAAGCTAGCAATGACGCGAGCACCTAAATCAAAGGGGACACTATGTCTGACATCAATCCAAACATCAACATGACGGAAACTCAAACCGCAACTAACGGCAAGATCGAATTAGATTCAGCCGCAGGGGCAGTAAGCTTTGACGAATTAGAGCAAGTCATAAAAGACTCTAAAAAAGCAAAAGCAGCTGAAAAGAAAGCGGAGAAGTCCATTGACCTTACAAGCGATGATAAAAAGGGCGATAAAGTTAAGGAAGATAAGACAACGGAAACTAAAGAAAAGTCTGAGCCAAAAGAAGCAAAGACTAACGCAGAGCAAAACAAAGAAAACATCGAAAAAGCTCGTAAGCTTATCAAGGCAAAGTTTCAGGACAAAGAATATGAATTAGATGAGGAATCTGTTGTTCCTGTAAAGATTGACGGCAAAGAAGTAGAAGTTCCTGTTAAAGATTTAATGTCTAACTATTCTGGCAAAGTAGCCTATGACAAACGATTCACTGAATTATCAAAAAGAGATAAAGAAATCAAAAGTATGGAGTTCAGAGCTAAACAAGCGGCTGATAATCTTAAATCTGTATTTGAAGAAAAAGATCAAACAGTTCGTATGTTTCGTATGGCTCAAATGGCTGGTGTAGACCCAGTCCAGTTTAGAAATAATTTTTTAAACGATAATATTAATTTGCTTGAAAAATGGTATGGAATGTCTGAGGATGAACGTAAGGCTGATGCGCTGGCTTATGAAGCACAGTATCATAAGCATAGAGCAGACACTCTGGAATCAACTACTAAAGAGCAACAAGCCCAACGGGAATTGCAACAGAAAGTAGAATCTCTCAGAGCAAGTCATCAAATAGCAGAAGACGAATTTACTAGCTACCAAGACCAAGTCGAACAGGCAGTCAATAACGGTCAATTAGATAAAAGTTTTCTAGCACCTGAAAAGATAATTGAAACGATTAAAAAAGACAAACTATGGACTGCTACAGATGCAGCCCTTCAAGGATTAGAGCTGTCATGGTCTGAACAAGATCGAGGCAATAAGATTCTTAAAATGGTAGAAGATGCCTTTCAAATGGGATTTAAACCAGAAGATATGTCAGAGATTGTTTCAGAGATTTATGGTGACAAAAAAGCTCAGAAAAAAGTGCAACAAATAAAACAAGAACGCGAACAGTTTATGACTGGCAAAAAAGATGTCATTCAACAAACTGCTAAAAAAGACAGCCCAGTGTTCTTTGATGAAATAATTTAAAACAAAACCTTTTGAAAGGGGTAAAAAATGGCTCAATTTTCATTAACAGCGTCAACGGCGTTGTTCAAAACAAAGTTCGGTAAGCTATCTGAAAACGCTTACAACTCAGCAAACCCAGTATTGGGTACAATTAAAAAGGACTATCAATTTGTCGGCGAAGACTATAAAGCAGCAGTGCCTACGTTTTTCTCTGGTGGTGTTGGTTCTGGTTCGTTACCTACAGCTAATCCTGCATCTGCAGTAAAAGCTACGTTAACAGCTAAAAAAGTATACGCAGTAACTGAAATCCAACGTGAGGCGTTAAAAGCTTCTAGTTCAGATGAAGGTGCTTTCGTAGAAGCTATGAAATGGAACGTACAAAAAACTGTAGAAGCTTGGAATCGAAATGCTTCTCGTATTATGTTTGGCGATGGAACTGGTGCTTTAGGTACTATTTCTGCAAATGCTACTGGTACTGCGGCAGCTCCTGTTATCATTATCACAGCGACTTCATGGGTTGAAGGACACTGGGAAGAAAACGATTATGTAAACTGCGGAACTGATGCTTCGGTATTCTCTGTTGTTACTGTTGTTCCTTCTACTCGTACAGTTACTTTAGCTCGTTTATCAGGCACTCTTGATTTAACTGCTGCTGGTTCTGGTTTAATCGTATACATGCAAAACTCTAAAGATAATGACCCAATCGGTTTAAAAGGTGTTTTAGATGCGACTTCAGGAACTCTTTACGGAGTAACTGTTCAACGTCGTTTCCAAGCTACTCAAATTGCAGCTGGTGGCTCTGGTATCTCTACAGATTTCATGAATGAACTAGTTTCTAAAATCATGTTCAAATGCGGTAAAGCTCCTAAATTATTGGTAACTTCTTACACTCAAATGCGTAAGATCAAAAACTTCCTAGAAGATCAAAAAGTATACCAAATTGACCCACGCGCTTCTGAACTTAAAGGAAAGATCTCTTGGTCTGGTATTGAGTTCATGGCTAACGGCTCTAAAGTAGCGATCATTGAAGATCGTATGTGTCCAGATGACAGAATGTATGGTATCAATACAGATTTCATTACTGCTTATCACAGACCTGACTTCGGATGGTTTGATGACGATGGTACAGTTTTCTTACGTGTTGCTAATGACGATGCTTATGGCGCTCGTTACGGTGGATACTACCAAAACTACATTATTCCATCTTTCCACGGTGTTATCACAGGACTTTCAACTTAATTAAACGGGGGGTGAATAACCCCCTTATTTAGGAGACTTTATGGCTATAGGAAAACAAAACCTACAAAGCCCACAAAGAGATACTGCGGTATTAGCCGTAAGAAAACTAGGAGCTGGTACGCCAACTCTTTCTGGTTTATGCGCTAATTTCTGCACTATCACTGATAATGGTGTGGGTGATTATACAATCGCAATCAATGTTGACAGACCTTTTGCTGCTGCTTCACCAATCATTGCCAATGCTACACCTCATTCTGATGGTATCATTGTGCTTGATGTTGCTGCATCTAGCAATCTAGTTGTCACTGTAAACTGTTTTGAAGTTGATGGCACTACACCTGCGGAATTAGATTTCGATTTAATCTGCGTTGGTACATACGCTTCAGATCTACAAGGTTAATTAAACACCCTGATTCAAGGATGAATTGGGGTTTTTCACTAAGACGCTCACAAGAAGCAGAGGAATAATATGTCAATAAAAGGATTTCCAACTCAGAAAAAACTCACGACTAAATTAGTCAATTTCACAGATAAAGAATCAATCACAACTAACGAATTTATTACCGCGCAACAAAATTACTCAGATCAGGTAGCTTTAAACACTACGACAACTGGTCTAGCTCGGTTACATCCTTTAGTTAAATTAGCAGAAGCTAATACAGACTCACCAAAAAGAGTTCTAGTATCAACTGCACATGGAGCAAGCAAAGGTGATGTTGTTAGATTTGATCTAGTAGCAGCCAATCCTTACTTTGAAGCATCGGTTTTATCTACTCCTGATGCAGATACTATTATTTTGTCAGCTGAATTGCCAAATGCAATAGCAACAAATGATGAATTTTACATTTTAAGATATACTACTTCACGATTAAATGCCGATGGTTCAGGCGTTGTCGTTTTAACCCCATCACCTGTTCAATATGTTTATGACGGTGTAGACACAGAAGTTGAACTAGATACTGTAGTCCCTGCCAATTCAAGACCGTTACCTATTTGGTATATAGATCAAACAGGCGCACAAGTAAATTTAAATATCGAATCAACTCAACAAGCTGTTTTGAATGAAGTTACTGGAACTGCTACAAACACGGCAGGAATATTAGCAGATACAAATCTTTTAGCAGCAGCTACTGGTATTGATGGTGCAGCACTTCCAACTCGTGTTGAAATGATAGCAGGTAGCGATGGAACAAATGTTAAAACAGTAAGAATCGGTCAAGAATTAATGGTTGATTCAGTATCTGTTGTATTAGCTTCAGATCAAACTCCTGTCCCAACAACTGAAACTATAAACACATCAGGCTCTGTCGTTAACGGTACGCTTTTAACTACAGTAGCAAATAGTGAAGCTCCACCTGTAAATGCAAAGGGATTTTACTTACAAAATGAATCTACTAATGCAAATTCAATCAGATTTAACATTGGGGGCGTAGCGTCACCAGCTGATGGAGTATTATTAGAATCAGGTAGAAGTTCTGACTTCGTACCTATTGCAGCAACAGTAAGTATCTGCAACACTGTCTCAAGCACACAATTATATAACCTTTTATGGGTTATCGCATAGGGGACAATATGAAATTATTATTAATATCTTTGCTCTTAACTTTTAATGTTGAGGCATCACTACCGCCCACGCAATCACGTGGAGCGAATGAGTCTAATTATGGGACAACATTTAAATTTAATTGGGGTGCTTTACCTATTACAAGATCAGGAACAGAGATAACTTTTGGTACTTTACCTGTAAGCGGTGGTGGTACTGGCTTAACAACTTTGAGTCAATATTCAATCTTGTCGGGTTCAGGTACTGCGGTTAATGAAATCACACCAGCTGCAAGTGGTTCAATTCTGTTTGCTACGGATGATTTTCCAGCATTTAGATTTTTAAACAATACAGATGTTGTATCCGCATTAGGTTACACACCAGTCATCAGCGGAACAGTAGTTTACAGTGTTGCTGGTATTTATCCTGTATCGGTAACAGGAACGTCATCGGCTCCAATAGTTAGCCTTGAATATCAACCTGTTGCTTCTGTTTCAGTGACTGCGCCTATTACAATTACGGGAACTGCATCTAGTCCTACGATTGGATTACAACCAAGTGGAGTAATAAGTGGAACTTATACAAAAGTAGGAGTTGATTCTTTTGGTACAGTAACAAGTGGAACTTTATTAGTTGAATCGGACATTCCTAATCTACAAACTACAAAAATCACAAGTGGAACATTTGGTATAATTAGAGGCGGTACAGGATTAAATACAGTAGGAGCATCGAGCACAGTTTTAACAAGCAATGGAACTGACTTAGTTTATGCTCCTGTTTTTGCTGCACCTTTGCCTATAGCTGTTTCATCTACTTCAGTGAGTGTGACTTATCCAAGTTATGTTAATTTTTTAAATGTTCAAGCTGGTAGCACTATTACACTTTTGCCAGCTGCAAGTTATACTCAAGCACTAACAATCAAGAGATCATACGGCGTTGGGTCAAATGTTTTAATTCAAACTAGTTTAGGGCAATTAATAGATTCTGTAAGCGCTTCAACTTCTTTAGTTAATTATGGAGAAGCTGTGACGTTGGTTCCTACTGTTGGTGGATTTGTTTATGCAGATGACAATTCAAGAATCAGACGTTTTTATGGTTCTTATGGTGGGGTTTCACAATTCCTACAATGTGCAACAGCGACTTGTCCATTATACTCAAACAGTGGTGCAGTTAGTGGAGTCGCTAGACCATCACAAGGCAATTACAGAATGGAAACAGTTCCTCAAACATGTCGTGGAGCTATTTCTTGCGGAATAACTACGGCCAATAACACCAATCAAATAACTGTAGTTTTACAAAATACCGCTTCAACTACGGCTGTTCCTTTTACTACTGCAATTCCGACCATAGGTGGAGACAACACTTGGGGAACATTCACATGCCAATGCGAAAGATGGTAGGGGAGAATTTATGATTAAAGTAATTCACACACATTTAGATAAAGAAAGACTGGAATCTGAGTTTGAAAATATAGAAGATTGGAATAGTTTTCTAGCATCAAATCAATCGTTTTTTGCTGGCTATAACCATGATATTTTAGATATTACAAACGAAGTAAATAAAAAAATTGCCTTAATTACTCGCGATCAAGAATTACAAGCATGTAATGAAGTAATTAAATTAGTCGGATTGTTTAATAAATCAAAACCAGAGGGAACTGTGTTGACTGTTTTACAGACACCACAAATGCAAGCTGTGATCTTTGCTTTATTAACAGGCGCTCCAAAGACTGCAAAAGGAGCAATCTTACAAATGGGTGTTGGCTTGTATACTGATATTGAATTATCTGAAGTCATTTCTATTTTGGATAAAGTAATCTAGATCATAATAAGGGGTGTGTTTTGAATCAAATAGATTGGTTAAGAGAAGACATAAAAGCTCTTAAGGCAGATGTAGATTCTCAATTAACAGATATTAGATCAGATGTTAAATCGCTTCTAGCTTTTAAGTGGCAAATGATCGGCTCGACTACGATTGTGTCATTAATTATAGGAGTTGTCATAAACATAGCTATAGCACTAGCATCAAAGTGAGGTTTTAATGAAATTATTTTTTATTCTATTAATATGTATTAACGCAAAAGCAGCCATAGTAACTACACCGTTAACAGATGCTCAACTTAGAGCTAGTCCTGTGGTGGTATCAGGTACATTTTCAGCAGCTCCACCAGTAGGGGGCGCAACAAGTGCTCTACAAATAGATGGAAACAATTTATTGACAGATATTTCTACTAAGCTAACGGCTCCGATAGCAGTAAGCGGTTCTATTACTACGAGTGTTGTTTTTCCAAGTTCTCAAACTGTGAATCAAGGTACAAGCCCGTGGATTACAAGTGGAGTTGTATCAGTAGCAAATCAAATCACAGGTTTTTCTACATCGGCACTTCAGACATCTGGAAACGCATCTCTGGTATCAATAGATTCTAAATTAACAAGTCCTTTAACAGTAAGTGGAACAGTTCAAGCTACTCAATCAGGAATTTGGAATATATCATCTATATTAAATCCAATATCTGGTTTGGTATCTGCAACAATTACCAATCAAATTACTGATTATGCTACTGAAACGACACAAAGTCAGAATTTAACAGAATTACAGGCAATTAATACCGAATTAAACACTCAAACAACTGCATTAAATAGTATTGATTCTAAGTTGACTGCACCTTTAATAGTCAGTGGTTCATTAACAACAAATGTCACGTTTCCATCAAGTCAGGTAGTCAACCAAGGTACAAATCCGTGGATTACATCAGGTACTACAGAAATAACTAATTTTCCAGCTGTTCAACAAGTATCACAAACAGGTATTGTTTCAGTAGAAGTAACAAATCCAGTTTCAAATGTTACTATCGTTGGGATTGTTCCTGTATCAGCTACTGGAATTACTCCAATTTCAGGCAATGTTAGTGTTTTAAATGAAGTTTTAGTAAGTGGAGCATTAACTGATGCTCAATTAAGAGCTTCACCAGTTATTGTATCTGGGTCTTTATTAGCAACAGTCACTAATCCAGTATCTCAAGTTACTGTGATAGCTTCGGCTTTGCCTAATAACGCAGCTACTGAAATTACACAATTAAATAATCTTAATGAATTGCAAATTTCAAACTCTATTTCATCTCAAAACCAAACTATATTAGATGACACTTATAACTTTTTAACAGCTTGGAATCCAATCGTTTCTGGTTCTGTAAGCATCACTAATCCTACACTAGCAGTTACTCAATCCACAAATCCTTGGATTGTTTCTGGTTCTGTAAGTACAAACGTAGTTTTCCCTTCCAGCCAAGTAGTGAATCAAGGTACAAGCCCGTGGATTACATCAGGTACTGTAAGCGTAAGCAATTTTCCTGCTTTCATAGGCTTAACTGATGCCGAATTAAGAGCTAGTCCAGTACCAGTTTCAGGAACAGTAACAGCTAATGTTACGTTTCCTAGCGTTCAAGACGTAAGCGGTTCAGTTCAAGTAAGTAATTTTCCTTTAATTCAATCGGTATCAACTACAGGAACAAACGCAGTTAGTGGTTTTGTAACAATAAACAATCCTGTGACATCGGTAGCAGTTAATAACTTCCCAGCATTTACTGGTCTTACAAATGCAGAGCTTAGAGCTTCTCCTGTAGTTGTATCAGGCTCAGTAAGCACGAATGTAGTTTTTCCTACTTCACAAGTTGTTAATCAGGGAACAGACCCTTGGATAACTTCAGGAACATCTATTATTACTAATTTTCCATCGGTTCAAGCTGTATCAACTACTGGAATAAATGCTGTATCTGGCTTTGTGACAGTTTCAAATCCAGTGACTTCAGTATCAATAACAGGAACTCCAACAGTTAGCTTTACAAATACAAGTATCGGTGTAACACAATCATCAAGTCCTTGGATAACAAGCGGAACTGTGTCGATCGTAAATTCATCTTTACCTGTTACGATCGCAGGAACATTACCTGTAAGTACGACAGGAATTAATGCAGTGTCGGGTTCAGTGACTGTAAACAACCCAGTAACTACGGTTTCAGCTACAGTATTAGGACAGCAAAGAACTCCTAGTTACACGTCAACAACGACAACAGGAACAGTATCGGCTGGGACTAAGTCAGTGTCTTTTTATAATGCAGGATTTTTTAATGCTACAGTATTAGGTACAACATTAAGTGCAGGTGATACGATTACTTTTCAAGCTCCTGATCAAGATACACTCGGAGCTATTGCTTATGTAGCAACAGGAACAACGCTTAGAATATTAGAGGTGAGATAATGAAATACTTAATTTTATTTTTTCCTTTGATAGCTAGCGCTCAGTTTAGACCAAATCCAGTTAGTGCTCCTTTATTAAATTATAGCGTTGGAACAAATACACCTTTAAGTGTTTCAGATACTATTCTTACAGCGCTTCAAAACTTACAAGGTCAAACCAATTCTAGGCAGCCGATAGATGCAGATTTAACAGCAATCGCAAGCCAAACGGGTGCAGGGTATTTAGTTAGAATAGGAACAAATAGTTGGGCAACTAGATCAATTATTGCAAGCGCAGGAATTACAGTAGCTGATTCAGATGCGGTGTTTGGTAATACTTCAATAGCCAATACTGATCGTGGAACAATAGCGGTATCTGCTCACGTTGCTCTTGCCGACCCTCATCCTCAATATACTTTATTTACTAACTTTAATACTCTAATAGGCTCAGCTACTCAAACAGCATTAAACGGCAAGGCTAATTTAGTTGGTGGTAATTTGTTTACAGGTAGTCAGATAGTTTCAAGCTCTATAGCGACAACACCAACACTATTAACAAGTAATACGGCCACAGGTTCATTTATTGAGACAGCTAGTTTTTTTGCTCCTAATATGGCATCAGGAACAAGTGCGGTCTTAAATTTTGGTAAAGATTCAACGGCTAATGATTCATCTGAAATAAGATTTTTTTACGATAATGATAACTCATCTTTTAATCGTTTAAATTTTGGCTGGACGGCTGGAAACGTGACCGCATCAATGCTAGCTGGGGGGCAAACAGGATTTGGAACAGAGACGCCTGTAGCATCTGCAAAGGTTCAAATTGATTCTACAACTCAAGGTTTTTTACCACCGAGACAGACATCAATCCAAAGACAAGCTATTGCAGCTGCTGATGGATTACAAGTTTACGATACAGAGTTAAATGCAGTAGCTATATATGATACATCTGATTGGACATTTAAACATACGAAAACTACAGCTAACGTACAAACATCGACATCAACGACATACGTAAATATCACCGAACTAGTAACTGCCACATTAGATGAGGGTCTTTACGAATTTCAATTTACAGGAATAGCTCAAAGTACAGCTGCACTAACAGGTATTGGTTTAAGACTAGCGCAAGGAACAGCTACAATAAGCTCGCTCACAATTAATTGGAATTTTTCTCAAGGAGCCGCAGGAACTGATAAGAACTTTGAGTATTCACAAATTGCACTTGCAGACAACATTACTTCAGCCAGCTTTCAAACAGCGAATGCTAACGCCCCAGTAAGTGGGCGTGGGGTTTTTAGAGTGTCTTTAGAGGGAACGGTCGCTATGCAAATAAGAACTGAAAATGCTGGTACAGGGGTATCTATACGGCCTGATTCAATATTGATAGTTAGAAAGGTTAATTAATATGATTAATTTTAACGGCGTCACATACACAGATATTGAATTATTGGAAGCGGCGATGACTGAAGCTGGTATTCCAGAAATTCAAAAAATATTTATTAGAAACGATTTTAACGGTGTTATAAATGAGGCGGCAATAAATACAGTTCCTGTATCGGTTACAAACAATCAACTAAGACTAGCAATGATTGATTTTGCTTATGACAGAAATATGCCTCAGATACACCCAAATGCTATCATAAGTATTCTTAAGTCAATGCCAGCAAGCAAAGCCGTAGACTCGGCAATACAAAGCTTTGAATATTCAAACGAAATGATTAGAGAAAATCCTTTAATATCACAAATGTTACCAGCGTTAGGTTTAACTTCAGAATTAGCAGATGAGTTATTTATTTTAGCAGCAACAAAGGTACTTTAATGAGTGTTAAATACTATCTGGCATTCTATAGACGCAAGAATCCATTGATGATTATTTCTAGAATTATAATGATAGTATGTGGCAGGAATGATTCTCATTGTGAGATTTTAAGAGTAGAAAACGACAATTTACGTGATTCATGGTCGATAGGTTCTGTATGGCCTAAATCAAGAGCTATTAAGTTTAATAAAATTCTAGAAACTTACGAATGTACTAAAATAATTCCTTTAAAAATAAAAGATCAAAACAAAGCTGATTCTATTCTGACTTCATTACAAAGAAAGCTTTATTCGTTCTTACAACTTATAGTTATTGCAATTAAAATCATAGTTGGAAGCGGTATTAAATCACTTAAACATATTAACCTTAATTTAAGTAAATATTTAATTTGTACTGAGCTTTGCGGTGTGTTTATGAGAGACGCTGGTGAATACCAATTAACCGCTAGTCCAGACATGTTAGATCTAGATGAAATAGAGAACATATCTCTTTCTGTTTTTCCTGAGCCTGACAACATTTCAAGTAATTGGAGTAAATATGTGTGACGATTGGCGATATATGGCAATATTTGGACTTGTGCAGCTTGTAATGTCTATGATTGAATTGTGGCTAGGTAAAACTGATAAAGTTAAATCCTCGTCAATTATAGAATTAATTTATAATTTGATAAAAATTTTAATAACAAAGCCAGTAGGCAAATAACAAGGAGAAGTTATGGAAAAATCATTTGACACAAAAGATCTAGCAGCACGTTTAGAAGCTAAAGGATTACCAGCGGTTGAGGGACTAGCTGAAGTCGTATTAGCAGAAGTATTTGGATGGACTGAGGAATCTTTACAGATTCACGAAAACCCTTTAGTAAAAGCTATCGGTATTCCTGCATTAAATATTTTAAAACCATTAGCTCAAAAAGCTGTTGATAAAATCGACGGTCAAGAAGGTTAATAAGTGGCTGGAAAGTATGACTTTTCAGGTATAAAAAAAGCTGGGGCTGCTGCACTAAAGGCAGTCCTAGTAACTACATCTTGGGGTGCGTATATTATCGCCTCTCCCTTTAAGCCCCTAGTTGATATAGTTCTTAAATATTTAGTAGAATGGTTAGCAAACAAAGGCTTAATCATTATTAATTTAGCTGTCATTTATATAGACGGAAAAATAGATCAAAAAGAATTTGATAAAGCTATGAATGAAGCTTTAGAAAAAATAAAAACACCAAACATGACAGAAGCTGAGAAGGAACTTATTGATGAGAAAGTCAGAAAAGCATTTCGTGAATTTGCGCGTCTTAATGATCAGCCTACTGAGTCTGGTCTTATTTAGCTGCAACACAATGAAAATTTCAGATACCCCACTTATGGTTAGACTTCCAGCGTCTAGAAAATGCTTTGAAGTTAGAGTTCTGTCTCAAAAAGAGAAAACTTACTCAGAACAAGAGTGCGACCGAATATCAGAGCGAGCAATATTACTTACTTCAGACTCTTGGAAAATGTTAAAAACAGATATTCAAGCAAATTGCCAAACTTCAAAATGTAAACAATTAACAGGTGCAGCCGATGGTTTATTTATAGCTATCGACACAGCCTTAAAACTAACACCGATTAAGAAATAGTATGATTAATTCAATTAAGAAAATATTTAAAATCATAAAAGCTATTTACACAATAATAGTGTTTTTCTTTTTTAATAAGTTCATTACTTGGAAAACTCCTAAAAAAGAGAAAGCACCAGAACCTGAGTTATTACCTCAATCAACTGAGCCTGTATTTAAAGAAGATCAGATTGTCGATGTACCTGAAGTTATAGAAATCCCGCCTGAGTATATTCCAGAAAAAGAAGTCATTTTCTTTAGCCAAACAATTAAGGCAATGGATAATGAGATATCAATTCTAGACGAGTCTGAAGTGGTTATTGAATACTTCTTAGGTGTTCGAGTGCGTGGTATTCCGACAGATATAACAACACCAAATACTCACTTAAGATCGAAACACCCTGCTTTTGATGTAGATAGGATTTAAAATGTTAGACTTTATAAAAAAGCTATTTAGCAAAAAGGAAACTATGGAACAAAAACCAGAAAATACACCAGTGGACGCTCCACCGTGGTACAAAAAAGCAAAAGAACATGATGGAGTATCTGAGAACAACTCAAAGTTTGCATCTCTTATGGTTCCTTTGTGGAAAAAACTGTTCAAAAGAGACTTAAATAGTATTTCAAAATACGCATGGTGTGGTCTAGGTATGGCAGCGGCTTTATTTTGGTCTGGTCAAGACTGGCAAATGGGTGGAGAAGCTGCAAGGAATTGGGGTAAATATGGAGACCCTATTGAATGGAAAACAGAAGGTATACCACGAGGCGCTATTATTTGGGTAAATCATTCATATAATTGCAATAGTTCTAAGTCTAACCATGTGGCTCAGGCTGACGGTGACTGCGCTGCGGTAGATTTATTAAAATCAGGCGCTAGAATCAATCTTTATGGTGGCAATCAATCTAATTCTTGGAAGGTTTCATCGTTTCCAGTCAAAGAGATTTGCGCAGTTAGATGGCCTAAAAACTATCCTAAGCCACCTAAGGTTATAAAGTCAGTTAAATGTAGTGGTTCTAGTGGAGCTAGTAGTACGAGATAATTCTTGCAAATAAACATAATTAGTTCACAATTTTAAAAGGGGGGTCAAGGATGGCTCGTTCAGAAAAAAAGATATTAAAAGCCTTGCCGTTAACAGTAAGCGCAAATGCGATTGAGTCTATTGATATAACCAATTTCTCAGGTTGCGCAATTACTGTAATTAGCCCAGCAGGGGCAGCAGGAACTTTCAAACTACAATACAGCAATATCAATTCACCAAATGCAGCAGATTGGACAGATATTCCATCGGCTTCACTGGCTATTGTTGCAAGCGGTGGTTCTACCTTAGATATATCAAATACTCATGCAGGTTTTGTAAGAGCTGTTATCACTTTAAGTGCTGGGGCTGGAAACTATGACATTTACTATTTATCAAAGGATTTTTAATGTACGAAAAACCATACAATAGTCCGTATTTAAAATATAAATCTCAGGATGAAATGCCTGATATGTATCAACAAATGGCTCAAGAAAAACCACAAATGGAGTCATTTTCTCCAACTATGTCAGTACCACAATCGGCTCCAATTCAAGTAAAACCTCAAGCTGGTATTGACGCTGGTCAAACAGCTCAAGCTGGAATGACTGGTGCATCCGTTGGTGGTGTTCCTGGGGCTGCGGTAGCCGTTGGTGGTTCACTTTTATCTCAATACATCGCACAAAAAGCTGCTGATGAAAGAGCTAAACGTGAAGGTATCGGTCAAGCTTATGCAAAACAAGCAAGTGATGAGCAAAATATAATTAATTCAATAATGGCAACAAACGCGAGGGCTTTAAGATGATTAAAGATTTAGAAGAAGAAATCGAACAAGACGAAATGAACCTAGCTATGAAAAAAGCTAAACTTACTCAAATGATGGGTTCAGATGATCAAGACGGTAATACTTCAACAGTTAATCCTGTTACAAATGAAGTTGATTACGAAAAAATGATGAAAAAGAAAATGATGATTTCTAAGTACAAAATGGAGTCGTAAATGAGACGAGTCGAACAGCTTATTGATATGGCAAGAAAACTCTCTGGTAATACTAGCTATGATTCTAATAGCGGTGTGCCACAAGATGTTTTCGTCCAGTATTTTAATAATGCTCAAGACTCACTCATGAAAGAAGTTGTTAATTTAAAAACTAAATTTTTACTTAAACAAGTAAATGTTCCTGTGGTTAACAACCAAGAGAGATACGAATATCCACAAGATTTGTATATGCAGCACATTGATACGATTCAGTGGTTGAACTCTCAAAACGGCACTTATTATCAAACTCTATATAAAAGCTATGTAAAAGAAAAAATCACCACTTCCACAGCTTATCCTTTTGGATATGTTATGCAGAATGACGGATATCATTTAAACCCACCTATTAATGCTGGAACTCTACAAATATCATATATTAAAAAAGTTCCTACTCTGCAAATTAGATCAGGAATTATAAGTTCTGCTGTAGTAAATGGTTCAAACCAATTAACTGCACTAAGTGTTACTAATAATTCAATTTATAATGAGTCTGCAATTAATGATGATTATTTCTTGTGCGTAGTGGATAAATTTGGCAATCAAAAAGCCATTAACGTAGAATATACTTCTGTATTAAATGGTGTATTTACACTAAATCCATATCAACTAGAAGATGGTGAGACTGTATCTGTTGGTAATTATGTTTTAGTTGGTAAAAACACAGTCAATTTGCCTCAATGGCCTGATATTTGTGAATCTTATTTAATAAAACACGCTGTTTATGATGCGAAATACTCCGATGCAAGTCCTTGGTCTGCGGAAGCAAAGGCAGACATGGCGATGAGTTTTGCAGCACTTAGTGGTTCTTTTGCAACACTAAGCGATGATGTTACCGACATAATGATAAGCACAACCGATTACATAGGATTTTAATATGCACAAACTTCTCAAGTTCTATGAATCTTTTCAAGGAATTGATACTAGATCTAATAAACTATCCGTTAATCCTAAAACATTCAGAGCTGGCAGTAAAAACTTTATAGTTAATTCTTTAGATGAATTGCAAAAAGCTAACGGTTTTCAACACAAGTCTTTATATGGGTTTACTAATATAGGTGACATTGAATACAGGTACACCGACTTAAACACTGGTGAAGCAAAGCTTGAATATTTAGCTATCGGAACAGATGGTAACTTATATCGTAGAAAATCAGAATACGTTAGTTTTTCATCATTAGGAACGTCTAATTCTTATTCATTTTATTATGATGAGGTTTCAAACAGTTTCATTTTTAAATTGAACTCCTACGCTGCGATACCAGTTTCTCTGAGCACAACCTTAGATCAACTCAGAACTTTAATCAATGCGTTGGGAGCTTCTTGCTCAATAGTTGATGACAACGGAAACACTGTAACAGGCTCGACTAAATTAGCCTATTATATGGATGTAGTTATTGATAAAGATTTATCTATTGGGGTAAATAGCGCAATTAATTCTCAATATTGGGAGCAAGTGCCGTATCCTAGTAAATATATTTCATTAACTAAAGAACCTTTTTTTACTTCTAAACATTTCAATACAAATCCAAACTATGAAGGTGTGTCTTTTATTAATCTAAATAATGTTTGTTATATTACTGACGGCGGTTGGCCTATGAAATATGACGGCAATACTGTTTACAGAATGAATATGCCAAAAGTTCTACAACCTCGTGGTGATTCTGCAACAGTTAATTTTTCAGGATTTTCTTTAAGTAATACAAACAGAGCAGACAGTGGTCTGACTTCTGGTTCTAAATATCAATATTTATTTCAATATGGGTTTGTTGACGCTCAAGGTTCAGAAATACTAGGAACTTTTGATTTAGGTACAGAGAATATTTATCTAGCTACCACATTAGTAAATGGTACTAATTGCGTGGCGATCAACATACCTCAGTTTGAACCAACTGCTAATTTTCCATATTACACGGTTGAGGTCGTTGGAGACCAAAATGTAGCTACATCAGGTGGAACGATTAACGTAAATGCACTTCATAACATTGAAGTCGGCATGAATATAAGAATACCTATATCTAATTCTGATGTTTCATTTAGTGGATATTCGTATATCAGTTCAAAAGTTTCAGCTTTAAAACGTGGATATACAGGAGCTGCATCAGTCACTAGCGGTTCTCCTGTAATTACTGGGTTAATTTCTACTGTAGAAATTGCAGTAGGTTCAGTAGTTAGTGGAACAAATATTCCATTAAATTCTACTGTTTTATCTATAGATTCATCTACTCAAATCACAATTTCAGCAAATGCTACAGGTACGGGTTCGATTACATTAACTGCAAGTGGTAGACTAACTTTAGAAAAGGGTTATACTTCGGCAAACCCAGTTCCTAGAATTTACCCATTTCAAAGACAATTTAGCTCTAATATCTCAACGGCAATAGGTTCAGCAAATGTTACTTTATTGCCTTATTTGGTTCAAAGTATAACTACCATAAACGGCAATACATTAGTTACAACAACGAGCACATCACAACTGGAAATAGGTCAATATGTGTCTTTTGCTGGTCAAATATCTGGAAACATTACAGCAATTAATTCTGCGACAACTTTCACAGTTAATAATCCAGCTATTTCATCAGCTACAAATAATGCAAATTTTTATTACTTTTTAGTTGGTTATTATGTTGATAACTCTGCAATTCCTGTAGGAACTACTGTTTTATCTCAAACTAATAACATTCTAACTATGTCAGCAAATGCTACAGCCAATTCAGTAGCTCAGCCAGCAGACTTTTATCAATACTCTACTTTGTTAATTGATGGTCAAAACTTAAATGGTGGATTTACTCAAAGCATTTATGAAAATACAATTACAGATGTTAATAGAGTGAACAATTATCTACCGCCTGTTAATTTTGGTGCTTTTATTCGTATATGGAGAACTACAGCAAACACTGATATATTTTATCAATTAGCTGATGTTGAAGTTCCTGCTAATTCTGCCTATACGTTTGTTGATACTTTTGAAGATGCGGTCAGCACAACTGGACTATCAAGAATTGCATTAATTGACTCAGATCAAGGCTCTGAACTTCCCAGGGCTTGTAAGTATTTAACAGAATGGCAAAATCAAATAGTTCAAATGGGTAGACCTGTAGACACAACTTTAAAAGATGAATTTTATCCTACTTTCTTTGGTTCTGGTGCGCCTGTTAATTCTTGGGGTGAAGACTCAAATCAATATACAGGTTATTTGTATGGTGAAATTTCTCTTTGTGATTTTCAGTCTATTTATTGGAATGATACATTGTCTCCTGAAGGTTTCCCGATTACAGGATTAAATGAATTTAGAATTGAATCTAATTTTGATGATGAAATTAGAGGCGGAGTAAAAAACAAAGATGCTTTTTTTGCTTTTAAAGAAAGATCTACTGGGGTCTTGGTTGGTTCGTTAGCCGATAATACACTAGAATTAGAATTATTAGAAGATGACATCGGATGCGCTTCGCATAGATCAATTCAACAAGTTAATGGTTCGGTTTTGTGGCTTGATGCAGTTAACGGGTTTTATTCTTGTGTTGCTGGTAGATTGCCAGTCAATATTGGTTACCCTATAGCTGACTTTCAAGAAGTAAACCCTACAAACCTTGATTTTACAAAAGCAGTTTCAGCTAATTTTAGAAAAGAAAATTATTATGTATGTGCAGTTGAGGGCACGACTTTTGTCTATGACTACAGTCAAATGCCTAACGGTAACAGATCTCAATGGTATATATGGGACAGATTTAACACTACATCGCTTTTAGCTACGGCAAGTGATGAGTTTTTATTAAGTGACGGTGTTCATCAATGGAAACTGAAACTGACTAATACTAAGTATGATTTTACCGATCACACAACAGCTATTAATATGGTTTTAAATACTAACTGGGCTAATTTAGGCGCTCCTGCTATTGATAAACAATTTATTAATTTATGGGTTAGCTCTATTCAAGGCGATTTTACACTAGATTTTAAACAATACCAAAACTATCTAGATTACTCTTTGGGTGAATTAAATAATCAACCTTTTTTAATTGAATCATCTAGTAAAAAATTAGTTAAGGTTCCATTTAAAGCTAGCAACAATAAAATGAGTGGTGCTTCTTTTGGTATGGAGAACAATGTTAAAAACGCTTTTGTGCGTATTCAAGGATACGAAATAGAATACTCACCTTCATTTGACCTTGGGGAGCCTAGAAAGTGATTAAAAGGCTTAGCAAGCTCAGACAGTTTAAAGGTACAGACCCTGAAAAGGCTATGGACTACCTTAATACTGAAATGCGCCAAAACTTAAAAGCTATTGAAGATGCCTTTGATAGACCAGTAGGGTTTAATTTTACTCAAAATGTTGCTGCATTAGAGTGGAATATAGAACACAATTTAGGATATAAGCCGATTGTTGTGGCTTATGATAATAGTGACGCTATTTTATCGGGCACGGTAGTGTATCCGAACACAAATCAAGTAATTATAACATTTGTCTCTGCTCAAAATGGCAGGGCAAGATTAGTTTAGGAGTAAATATGTCTTTTTCTTTATCTAGAACATTAGGGTTAGGAAACTCAGGAATATCACGTCCACTTGATCGTGTTACCAACACAATAGTTGACCCTCTAAACATTACGGGAATTAAAGATAAAACACCTGAGACTTTTGACGCATCGGCAAGTGGTCAAAGACGTGACGCTGCATATAATACTGGTATAGAACGCGGTAAAAAAGAGTTTTATGATGACCCTGATATGCAAATGCTTCGCAAAAGACGTGAAGATTTATCTCAAGGTTACAATGGTCAAGAATTAGGAGCTTTAAGACAAGAAGCTCGTGGTAATTTAGCAGGACAAAACTCTAATTACTTACGTCAATTACAAGGTCAACAAGCTCGTGCTGGTGTTGGCGGTGCTCGTGGCGCAGCAATGCAAAATGCCGCAAGACAAGGTTTTGCTGGTCAAGCAGCAGAAGCAGAAAGAAAATTAGCTTTAGATTCAGGACAAATGAAGCGTCAAGGAGTTAATGATTTACAAGATTATATTACTCGTCAAAAACTAGGAAAACTAGGTTTAGCATACGGAGAGCAAGCTTTATCAAGTGCTGATTATGCTGCTGAACGCGGAGTTCAAGCTGCTCAAAGCGGTGGTAAAAAGTAGTGAATTTACAAAGATATTCTGCAATAGAATGGCAAACTGTATCTGAAGACGTTCACATGACTGTCTTTGGTGAGATTCGTCCTCAAGAAATGAACAGAATAGATTTTGCTTTAGTAGTTTGGCATGTAATCCCATTAGGTTATGTGACATGTAGAGAGTTTGATTATGAAACTGTATATATGGGATATGGTGGATGCTTACAAAGAAATTCACTTCAAAACGTGCGTGGTTATCAGATGGTGTTAAATGAGCTGTCTATTTATAAGCGAGCTGTGACATTAGTCGAAAACACCAATATTGCAATGTTGAGATTAGCTATGTCACAAGGTTTTTTAATTACTGGTTTTAGAAATCATAAGAATACAAATTTAATTGAATTAACATTGGAGTTTTAATGTTAGACGAAAAAACACAACAATTTTTAGATAATATTATTCGTGGAAAATCTAACGAGGAACTGTTTAAGTCTCAGCCTGTAGTTGAAACTCTACCAGAAAGAGACTTGGCATCAGAAGCGATTATATCTTTTGCACCAGCATTGTTTGGCGCTTTAGGTGGAGAGTCTGCGGCTATTTCTCAAGTCAAGGGCGGACAACAAGCTCGTGAACTAGTTAATGCGCAAAGAAAAGAACAGCAAGCTAATATAGATTTAAGAAATAAAGCATCGCAAGACCGTTATGATAAACTGGCTAAAATAGATCAACAAACCGCAGACAATTTGCTTAAAAGAGAAAAGATTGACTTAGATAAAAAACAATTCCAAGAATCTCAAGATTTAAAAAAGGAATTATCTAAACAAGCTACCGAAGACAGAAGATTGACAGCTGGAATGATGGGTCAATACAGAGGCGATGCAAGAGAGTTGGCTAGACAAGATAGATTAGATAAAGAAGAACAAAAAAGGGAAGATAAAGAGCTTCAACTTGTAGTTCCTAATTTTGAAAGAACTAGTGAAGTGTTGCCTACGGTTCAAGAAGCGCAAAAATTAAGAGAAGCTGCTTCAGATGCTGAAGAACTAACTAAAAAATTAGAACGGGTTAGGGATATTGTAAAACAACAAGGTTCATTTGAATTAGGCGGCGAGCTTGGTACAGAAATGAAATCTTTAGCTACAGAAATTCAATTACTTGCTAAAAGCAAAAGCATGTATGACTTGGGTGTGTTAACTGGGCCAGATTTGGGATTACTACAAAGCATAACGGCAGACCCTGAAAGTTTAGACTCATTATTCACAAGAGATAAAACTAGAATAAAGCAAATTGAAACGCAGTTAAAATCAGTTAAAGACAAACTAGGCTCAGCTACTAAAGCGCGTGGATATAAACCAGTAGAAAAACAAAATGAACCGCCTACTCGTGAACAAATGATTAAAGAATTAAAAGCTCGAGGTCTTGGATGAAATTAGAAAAAATGTCAGATGACGAATTACTAGCTTTATATAATAAAGAAGTTAAAACAAAATCACTTGAAGACATGAGTGATGATGAATTAACTGCTCTTTATAACGAAAAACCTACAGCAAATAAAGCAGGAATGGCTGAGGCCGCACTTGAGGGAATAGGCGAAGGTGTTTCATTTGGATATTTAGGGAATCTACAAGCAGCGACTGAGCCTTTAACTTTTGCAGCTTTAAATAAAATAACAGGACAAGACGTTAAACCTGATGATTATGTAGCTGCTCGTGATTCATACAACAAAAGACAAGAGCAAATAAAAGAAGATCAACCAAATGCTTTTTATGGTGGTCAAGTTGGTGGAGCATTATTAACGGCAGCTCCATTTTTAAAAGCTGGTCAAGCTGCTACTAAACTAGGTCGAGTAGCTCAAGCGACAGGTGTGGGCGCAACTCAAGGTGTAGCTCAGTCTCCACAAGATGTAGAGGGCGAAATCAACCCTGTTCAATTAAGCGATAGGTTTACAGGTTTGGCGCTTGGGGGTTTACTTGGAGCTGGTGGACAATTAGCCTCTGAAGGTGCTTCCGCAGCACTTCCTTTTATTTCTAAAGGCGTTCAAAATACTGGTTCTTATATTAAAAGACAGGCTGGAAAGCTAGCTGAAAAGGCCACAGGCGCAACAGGTAAGCAATCAGAAAAATTTGCTGAAGGCGCTGGCAATGAGCTACTAGACAGAGGTTTGTTGAAAGCATTTGATGACCCTGAGAAAATTGCACAACGAGCGCAAACAGCAATGAATGAATCTTATTCACAAATTGACGATGCTTTGTCTCAATTAGACGCATCAGGAGCAGAGGCTAGTATCGAGAATATAGTTAAGGTTTTAGAAAACAAAGTTGTTGAACTAAACAAAACAGCTGGTAACAATAAGCTAATCAAACAAATTCAAAATGAAATAGATAGTCTTTATGAACGCGGTCAATCTGGTATGCCTTTAAGTGCAGGAGAAGTTTCTAAAAGGAATTTTCAAAAACAAGTAAATTGGAACTCATCAGAGGCAGAAAAAACAGGAGCTTACGCTGTATCCGATGCTTTTAAAGATGAGGTTGAAAGAGCTGCGTTAGCTACAAAACCAGAACTAGCAGAACAATTCACAAAAGCTAAACAAGATTATTCTTTGTTAGCACCTATCGAAAAAGCAGCACAAAAACGAGCTGACACTTTAAATCAGTCACCTTTTGGCGGTTTATTAGATGTTGCTGCTATTGGAGCAGGGGGCGGTTTTGGCGGTGAGGAAGGAACAGCGGCTGGTTTAGCTTTTGCTGGTGGGAGAAGATTTCTTGCTCCTAGATTAGCGTCAACATTAGCTGTGTCACTTAATAAAATAAGCAAACCCTTAATGGCTTTTCCTAAATTACAAGCTTCACTTCAAGCTAATCCTGTAGCTGTGGCAACGATAGCTAATAATTTACTTAAAACACCAGCTTTAGAAGCTATGTCCCAAGAAAACCCAGGGGCATTTGGAGCAATAGTTGACTCTATTTATGAAAAATCACAATCAGATCAAAAAGTGCAAGAGCAACAAATTATACAAAACTATTCACCATATGAGCGTGAACAGTATATAAGAAAAGATCAAACTTTAAAGCCTAGCGAAAAGGCTAAGCTATTAAAAGAAAACAGAACTCGCTAAGCTTGTGGAATAGTTTTCTCAGGCTGGTCATTACGCTTAAAATCTAATCCTTTAAGTTCATTACCTATTTTATGATCTGAAAATGCTTTAGTAAGTAATTCAGTCCATGCGCCTTGGACAATATCTTCAGTCAAAGTGTCGGCAGCAGCGCGAGTAGAATAAGTTATAGTCCCAAAGTGCAAATGAAAATGACAGAAAACATCATCCATTTTCGTCTCTACTTGGCATCCAACCATAGCAGAAAGCATCATTGTCCCTATTTCGCAATCATGAGATCCAAGTTTAGGTGTTATTTTCATACTCTGTTTACCGCCTGTATTCTGTTTTTTACCTTTAACGTCTTGTAAGCTCTCCATAATTGATGAGTCACAGTATTAATAGATATGTTTAGTTTTTCAGCTACTTCTGTATTTGAAGCACCTTTTTTAATTAATTTTAGTATTTCTTTTTGTCGTGGTGTGAGCATATAATCCTTTTATGAATGAAAAAATGGTAGAGTCTGAGGTTCTAGCGTGGATGTTTGCTCGCGGTTGGAGCGCAGACGTGTATGATTCAAAAGGTCAATATTCTGCATCTTTTGGTGGTTATAAATCGTCTCAAGCTTTGAAAACTGGGACTCCTGACTTGATTGCGAGTACTGATTTAGGTCACGCGGTATTTGTCGAGTTGAAAAAAACAGGCCACGATCATACTTGTCGATTAGAGCAACGTCAGTTCCTAGAAAAGAAGATCGCTTCAAATGCTTTCGCATGTGTCGTCTCAAGTGCCAAACAATTAAATGATATTTATTTTGAATGGTTATTGTTGCCAGTAGATAAGCGTAGAGAATTCTTGCTTTCAAAATTACCTCGTAAAGTTTTAGTTAATAAAAAAATATTACATTTGAGCTAGTAAAACAACTAATTGATGTCTGGAATGTATGTTTAACTCTCTATAGATATTCTGTAAATGCCACTTTACAGCCGAAACAGACACAAACATAGCCTCTGCTATCTCTTTATTCGATAACCCTTGCTTGATTAGTCTACATACTTCTAACTGATGCTTAGTCACATATAAATTATATGCTCATTTTAAGATCAATTACAACTCAACTTGTATTGTTCTGCCAGTTTTGATGATTGGTACTTTATGTCTGTTTTTATTAAAGAAATGGTCGGATGGATAAAAACAAGAACAATACCCACCATCGGTGGCAAGCAAATACTCATGCAAAACAGTTTTAGGCTTTAGTTCTTCATATATTTTGTATTTACTAGGATTACATAAATCAATAAAAGACAACTCTCCATAGGCGTTCCTTATATGTCCACCAATTAAACAATGGTGTACGTCATCAGAAAAAAATACTTTTTTACCCTCAAGTAGTGCTTCCATTAATTCTTTTGTTGATTCAAAACATCCATCTTTCATTTTAACACCTCAGCTTTTATATTTTTTTCAATTAAACATCCATTGAGCACTGATGCTCACAATAAGAACAACATTTGCAAACAAATTCACTATTATCGTATATTTCACTTTGAAATGGGCAGGTGTGATTATCATGAGATTCGTTTTCGCAAGTACACCAATTTTCTTCATTGTCTAATGTCATTTTAATACCTCTTTGACTTTACAGTCCATGTTCTTTTACCTCAAGTTGTGATTTTAGAATTTCATTTTCAGCCTTAAGCTTGGTGATTTCATCTAGGGCTTGTTCGTAAGCTGAGTAGATAATAAATTTAGTTAAGAATCTTTTGTCATCGCGATGTGGATATAGGCAAACAGTTAGTTGCTTTGATTTATCTAAGTCTAATCTGTCAATTACAGATGTAAGATCAATAGTATCTGCATAAAATGTTGTATCGCTTTTTATTTCACTCACCCATTACTCCCTTCAATTAAATCTAAGATTTCTTGATCTAATGAATTAAAAAAATCAACAGCTTTGTTAAAATCCATTGTCGTGTTATTACGTGCATAATAATTTCTCTGACGTATTAACAACTCAATCACAGGCATAAGCATTTCTGCGCCTGATTTGAATGATTCAGCACAATGAAAACTGTTAATAAAATTACCTTCTTCTATAAATTTGCTATCGTAAACCTTAGCCGCTAATTCTATAGCCTTATTTAATTCATCTTGGAGTGATGTCATCGTCAACCTCTGCCATTAGTTCTAGGTCTGTAAACCTTGTTGTTTGACCAAGCCAAACAATGTCGCCATAAAAATGTTGATAAGAAAAAATATGTTCTACACCATGTATTACATCATCAAACAAATAATCCTGTAATGATTCTGACCAATATATTTTCATTCTAAACCTAATTTATCTTTGATCTGGTTTTTAATTTCACGAGCTAGTTTGCCGCCTGATTCAAACTCTAAGCCATTTGGAATTTTTCTGCCGTTAAATGAATTTTGAATATCGCAATCACAATTTTTAATCTGGTTATATAGCCAGTTTTGGTTGTTACCATAAAACTCCAACGCTTCAACAGCCAACTGTTTTAGTTCTTTGAGGTTAATCATTACTTAACTCACTTGCTTTTTTATCTTTGGACTATCAGGAAGTTGTATAAACTCCCAATTTTCTGAGCCATAAGGTTGACCACGTTCAATCCAAAAATCTTTACCCACTAGCATTAAGCTTTTATAAATATCTACTCGATCACATCTATCATTGTATTCAAAACTAGCATTAGATATAAAATCTGAAACATCCAAATAAAAGTTTTCGCTTTTTACGAATAAAATATCGCTAAAACTTTTATTTTTATTATTTAAAAATTGTTCAATCTCTTTAATCAGGTTCATAGTAATCCTTGGATGTCAGAGTCACCCTCTGAAAGAATTTTTACTACTTTGTATTTTCGTTTTGATACCTTGCCAGTGTCTTCGTTTGTTCTTTTAATTTCACTCAAACTTACAAAAACTGATTCAAACCATGATTCTGGCTCGTAATAAGCTACTACATCTAAATCACCATGATCTTTTTTGATGCTGTTTAATTTTTTAACTACCTCTGATATTTTCATATTTTTCCTTTCGTTAATGATTCAAAAAGAACGATTAGGTTAAACAAAAATCCCCATTCTAAATCAAATGAGGTTAGTGGCTCTTTAAGCTTAACCTAATCGCTCTATTTCAATTATAAACAGAAAGCCACGCCGCTGCCCAACAAACAAGTCCTAAAATTAAAGTTATCCCTAACATATACCAGTCTGTTCTATTCATTAAGAATAGACGTGATATTATAAAAAAAGTAATTATCAAAAGAAATATAATCTTATCTAAAGCTACACTCATAAATTCGCTATCCCCCAGATGAATAGACCAGTAAGAATTGTGTCCATAAAAGTTAATAAAAGAATATCAATAACTGTTAAATCTTTATGTTTGCTTGCATTCATAATTCTAATTTATGTCGTGCATACCAAAGGCATCAGATACTGGACTTATAAGAAATTTAGTCTGCTTATTCTTCTCATACATCGCAATTACTTCTGATAGCTTTAATCCTGTGGTATTCATAATTCACCAATCTTTTTAAATCCATATTTTTCGCCAATCACTTCTGATTTATCCCAACCCGTTAAAACCCAGTTACGATTATAAAAACAATTTACTTCATTCCATAGATATAAAAACACTCTATGCTCACCTATGAAATAAATTGAATCAGGACATCTTCTGTTTATGTAAAAACTTATTTTCATACACCACGACCTGATAATGCGTATTGCATTGAAAACATAATTAAAGAAATTACACAGATAAAAAAGATTGCATCGAATATATCGTATTTAGTTATTTTCATCATGCCCTCACTAATTCAAATCGTTTATGTTGTTTACATCCAGAACATATTCTGAATATTTTAATATCTTTGCTGAAAAACTGCCTATCGCAATTAAGACAATTTCTATATCCATCTTTTATAACATCCATTTTATTCTCTACTCTTGTTTTATTTATAGTATCCTTACTATATAAATCAGAAGTAAAAGCGTAATCTTTCCATTTCATATAACAAAATCCTTTTATATTATTAGTATCTAGTCCATTTGTTTTTTTACAAGATTAAAATTCCAGTCATTTAAAATTAACCAATCTTTAACTACAGGGTATTTTTCTGCAAAACTATTAATGCCTATTTGATGGACTTGTGTGTGATGCGCCCTACAAAGCGGCATAAGATTAAATACACTATCACAGCCCCCAGATTTTCTTGTCTTAATATGATGCAATTCACCATTATTGACACATATTAAGCAGCTTATCTTTTCCATAATCTATAATCATTTGGTATTTAGATTTAACTTTCAACTTCTTATAGATTCTGGTGTTGTGAAATTTAACAGTTTTCTCATTAATACCAAGCTTGTCGGCTATTTCTTTATTAATCATGGTTTTTAGAACTAATTTTAAAACGTCTTTTTCCCTAGGACTTAGCATAAATATCCTTTAGCATTTGATTTATTTCTTGGTCTTTTTGTAACACATAAACTGAAATATTTAATTCTCTACAAACTATAGTTCGAGACAGCATTGACGAATTATCTTTTGCTGCCCTTGTGTATACAGAACGAATAATATTTTTCAGCAAGTTTTGTTCATCTGAGTTAAGACTATTGTAATAACCCAAAGTAATTCGTTTAATATTATACATTAGAATGGTATGATATTCTTGGTTTCAATGTGTTTTTTCATAGCGTTAAGGTCATCTAGCAAAGCGCCCTTAACATCTGGTATTTTTTGAATATAATTAACATAATTAATAACATCATCGTCTTTCATATCAACAATAAATACACCTTTATTTTTACCAGCTTTTAAAGCGTAACCTTTTGGGTCTACAGTTTTAGATTTAACTTCTTGTTTTTGTTTAGCATCACCAACTTGAACACCAACTGCGTCGTCATCTTCGTCAATAAGTGCAATATCTAAAGCAGCTGCGTAGCAATACCTTTTATTATAAGTAAGTTTAGAACCTCGGTCTTGTTCTTTTGAGGTTCCTGTCATATCAATAGGCCATATAGATTTATGCCATTGACCAGACTTATGGCCTATCCTTGTAACGATAGCCTCTGTGATTCCTTCTTTTAATTCAATATATGAAAGAAATTGATTTATAGTTAAACCATTTTCTGAAAGTATTGGCCTAACTTGCTCTTGAATTACCTCTAAAGGTGCATATTCGTATTTTACTTCGTATTCTTTACCAGCTTTTGAGGTTCCTTTCATAGCTACGTCATTTGATCTTTTAACTGGAAGCATTTTTGATTTAAATAAACTCAATGCTGCATCTATTTCGCTTGTTTCATTTGATGATGTAAACATATTAAACCCAAAACATCATACTAAGTTTACTAGTAATAACAGCTATTAATATTAAACATAAAACAATCAAAGTATTTTCAATAGCAAGCTTTCTTTTCTGTCTACGTTCTTCTATTTGCTTAATTACCTTTTCAATTCTCATTAATCTAAAGCCCATTTCATCTCTTTTCATATTTACCCCTTTATAAATCCTAATTTAATTAATTCTTGTCTTGTTTTTAATACTTCAGCCATAAAGTCAGGAGTATCTCTTTTATACTGAACAACTGGTGTATTGTCGTAATATTCGTCTTGAATGCCTAAAAAATCACATACTAATTGTTTACGATAAGGTTCTGATTCATATCTGTCTTGATATTCTTTTATAACGTCTTTAGATACATACTCTGTGTTAGTGTTTAATATATTCATGTTGTCTCCGATAAATAGATATATAGACCTTAGTCTGGTTAATGTATAGCTAAATGTGGTGCGTTGTAATTAATTGATAATGCTGTGTTTAATATGTCTGAACGAAGACCGAACGGAAAACAACGGAACAGAACGAGAATTACTTTGTTAACGCTCTTTTTAGTTGTTCTGCCATAAACTGTTTAAGGTCTAATGACTTTTGTTCATAAAATATATCTTTTGACTTTTTGCCTTTGCGTCTAATTAAGTAGCAATTAGTTGAGCAACACCCTGCATGTTTTTTGTTAATTTTATACTTCTTTCCACAAGACCTACATGACCTCATAAAGATTGATCTCTAAAATCTGTTTCATCAGTGTTACTTTTGCCTAAATTACAATCTCTACATAATATCTGCAAGTTATCTAAAGAAAGCTCAAGTTCTGGGTATAATGATCTTGGTTTAATATGATCTATATGAATTTCAACCCCAGATGCACCACAGCACATACACTTTCTATTATACTTTAATAATGCCTTATATCTTAAACTTAACCAGACACGAGAATTATAAAACTCTTCACTGCTGATATAATTTTTAATTGCCTTAGTTAAAATAGGATGAACCTTGATCTTTTTAATCTTTGGGATACTGGGAACTTTTGGTTTAACAACTACTACTTTAGGAACTACAATATTGTTTCTTTTAAGGATTGTTTTGACTTCCTTTTTGTTTTCAACTTGCTTAGATTGTTTTACAAGTTTTTTACTTTCAACAACAGGTAAATCAGCTTTTGAAACATGTTTAGGGACTTTGTTGCTTTTAATAAATCTTTGCATAAAGCAATGAATACATTTTTTACTAAAGTGATGTTTTCCATTAACAAACTTTACTTTGTAATACTTAAACTCATGAACGTGATTCATATATTTAAAACCTCTCCCTACGGAATAAGAGCCCCGACCCCTTGGATAAGAAGTTAAGACTCTCTTTTTTGTATTTAAAACCTCTGCATACATTCACACTTGCATACTCAGCCTTCAATGTAGATTCCGTTTCTATTTAGAGATTTCTCTCAAGGTTGACGTAGCTCCTACCAGCACATTGGGCTCGACGTACCAATGCCCCCTACGTTTAAATACTTGGAACTTAAACGCACATATATCGTTCCTTGATATACACACCCCGCCACAGCTCACTAAGTGTCACCTTAATTGCAGAAGTTTATCTGTTTCCAGACCTTCGTTTCATCAAGCTCAATATGCTCAATGGAAAGAGTGGGATCTCAGCGACCTTTTCGCCTTTTTTAAGTGTTTGGCTTCACTTTGTTGTTAATTAAAAAAAACATATTGACCAGATTCGGCCACAGACTTAAATTATTCCCAACCACAAGAGTAATCTAAGTCTGGCTAGGTAACCCCTAGCCTTTCTTTTTTCGTCCAACTAGAATCATTAAAAATATTCAGACTTTCAACAAAATTCTTAAGATGACTTAAGTTTAAACATTAATTCAACACAAGATGTCACTTCATACTTTTTAAGCATGTCTTCTAGGAACCCATCAGTTATGTCGTATTTGTCGTGCTTATAAACGCTTCGTGTAGGGCTTTTAGAGTTATCTGGTATGATGTTAAGGCTTAGTGGGATTTGTGCGCTTATAGCCCTGTTTACTTCGTCATTAAGGGCATGTACTGGTTTAGACTTCCAGTAGAACCAACCTGTTTTAATCTTATCTTGAGAATAGAAGTCCCCGAATGTTTGTATTAAGGGGATTAAGCTAGAATTGTATTCTTGCCATGTCACGTTATTAGGCTATCTCATTTAGATACTATGTCAACTTTGTTTTAATGATCTTCTTAGCCTTAACCCATCCTTTTGGAATATGCATTATACAGCTATATTTATCGTTAGTCGTATCGTTGTTAAGGGCTATGGTTAAAATATCTTCGGTTTCATGTATAAGAATACCAACAGATTTAATTATAGCTAGTTCTGGTCTGACTTCTAAAGTGTCAATCCATGAGTCTTGACTTTGTGCATCATTCCATTCTATGTATATGATTTTCATAAAACCTCAACAGTGTATAAATCTAGCGCCATATTGATCTAACCAACCAAATCCTAAGGTGTAATCAGATAGCTTTTGTGAGTTATAAGATAGTGCCTTTGCATTTGGGTCTCCCAGAAATCCAGCGTTAAGCTCCCAGAATGTTTGATTCTGAAATCTTCTAAACGACACACCACCTCGATGTATATGGCCACAGACTGCGTTCATTAACATATAGTCTCTGTGATCGCCTAATTTACTTCTGTATCCATGTAGAAAAGCTATCCCATCAACAATATACTCTTGTCTTGGGTCGTGTATTGTAGTCACGTTTTGAAAAGTCATGATTTGTTTTAAATGTTTAGCTACAACATGTTCCATTGCAGGATTTAATTCTAAGGTTCTTTTTGCTGCTCTAATATCGTGATTACCGAGTAATTGAACACACTCAGCTTTCGGACATATTTGTTGTAGAGTTTGCCACATTTTAGTAGCTCCCTCTATAGCCAGTGTTTCTTCTTCTAAAGGACTATATACATTTAATGAACGTGGAAACTTTGAATGAGCATATTGATCATAAAGATCGCCAACTTGAACAATTCTTTCAACTTCATGCTTTCTTGCAAACTCATAAAGCTTTTCTAATGTAGGTTCATGAATAAAAGGAAAATGAGTGTCGCCTATGATTAATGTGTTTTTATAAACAGGGTTTTCTATTGTCTTGACAGGTACGTGCTCTAAAACAGCCTCGGTTATTGGTTTATAGAATGGACTTACTTCATATTTGTTCTTAGGCGCTCGTGGTGATTCTAATCCAGCCGCATGAATCATGGTCGAATAACTACCATAGTAAAGATCAATCAACGCTTTACCGTTGCGAACTTTTTTTATAAATTCGTCTCGTGTTGGCGTGTAACCAAGCTCTACAGCTATATCTATTAACAACCTAATTAATTCATGCTGATCTATTTTTGACATCTGCACCCCTAATTATCATTTAGAGGTGTTTTTAAATTTAAGACAATTTAAGATTTAATAATGCAGTTAGTTATAAACTAATAGATCTTCTTTGTTTAGGTGTCTGAATTGGTCAATTATATAGTCTCTGTCATAATCGCCATAAACTAATTCAACTAAAAATTTAAGAATCTCACTTTGATTTTTTAGTATATTAAGATCAGTTTCAACTTGCTGTAATAGGTAAATCTCGTTGATAATTTTTGATTGTGTTCTGATTTTATCTATACCAGCGATCATCTTGCCGCCAAATCTGATAGTTCAGTTTCATTAGGTATATTAGGAATGTGATCAAATCCATCAAGGTCTATAGTTTGCATATTTACTCCGATGAGCAGAAATATAAACTAATAATAAATTGTTACAAGAAAATAATTTAACACAGGGTAGAAAATACAAAAATTGCTCTTTGTTTCGGGTACAAAAAGCAAAACCACACTTAGCAAGTGATACGACGCACTTACTGAGTAGACCATCCCAGATTTTTAGCCTGTTGCCAAGATTCAAATGAAATAGTCTTTTTTCCATTTGTTAATTGAAACACTCGGTCACCCTTTGCAAATACATAAGAACCTTTAAAATAACCCTTAACTTTTGGATTAATCCAGATCATAAACACCCCTATTTTTATACAAAATAACAGTATCTTATTATTCACTCAAGAATTATCTTGATTTGATACAGATAATTATTAAGACTTAAGTTATATAAAAGGACTTATATGCACTTAGAGAAGATAAAATCTACACTACAGACGTGGCCTACTACGTTTTATGATCGTTTTAAACGAAAACTACGCAAAGACGAGCTTATTGCAGCAATGGAACAAAAGCTTGATGAATTACAACAAGAATCCATCAAAACTCAGTTCATTAATTATTCTGCATTAGAACTTCATGAAGCTATAGATTACCTAAAGGATAATAAGTTTGAGTTCTTAGACAACGGGTCAATTTTCGACAAAAAGGCTAAGAAATGAACTTAGATCAATTCCCTAAACATAAGAAATTAATGAACGATATAGAACTCAGATATTTAACTGATGCTTTAAAGCTATCAGACAACGACATACCTAAGACTATTAAGTTAACACAGATACCCAGAGCTACACTCTATCGTATGCTTAAGAAATATAACCTGCATATTTATGCAAGAATGGACGCATAGTGAGATACATTAAGGCATTATTTGGAAAATATGACCATAAATGGACTGAACCACCTAAGAATACTCAAGGATTAACTAGATTTCTAGTTGGTAATGATTGGCATATAGGCTCTAAATATCAGGACAACCCATTTATCACTGAAACTCTTTATGATATTCTCTCAACGCCTGTTGACCCTTACTTGGTATTAAACGGAGATATATTTGATTTTACCTGTGCACCAAAAAGCGAATTACCCCATCTTTATAGACTTTATGAAAAGACTAGGGCTCATTTAGGTAATAGGTTAATAAGCGGTAACCACGACACCAAAAAGCCACACTCAACTGATTTAATATTAGAAACAGGAAGCGGCAAAAGAGTATTGTTTGAACATGGTGATTTAATATCAGATCATGCAAAGTGGGCTAAATACCGAGAAAGAGAACATGGCGCGTCTAACTTTAAATTATTTCAGACAGCTTTATTTGATAATATGGATTGGGTTAAATCTAAACGACCATTACCAAAAGGATTTATTGAAAGAGCTTCTCAAAGACTTCACGACCTTAATTGTGATGTGTTAGTTGTAGGACACTTTCATGTAGAATCAGAACGTAGATATAATTTTAATCGCAAGACTATTGTTATTTTACCAGCTCACAGACTAAACAAGGTATGGTTATGATTTATACTCGTATCATATCATCTGACATCACTAAAACCATTGAGATAGATAGAGTTGATGTAATGCCTACAGAGTGTCCTTTGATTAAGCTAAATGATAATAGTTCTCAATTAGAGCATAATGAAAACTTATACAAAGACGATTTAACTATAAGTAAATCTAATGATGTTAATGAGAATGATTCTCAACTGTCAAAAGAATAGCGGTTTTCTATGGCTAGACCTGTAGGAAGAAGAAATGCAAAAAGTTATCTAGCTGTAGCAGAACTTGAAAGACTCAAGATAAATCCTTTTGAAGAATTAATGAAATGCTTGGCAGAAATTGATGATGTAGTTAAGAAAAATATAGAATCTTATGAAAAAATGAGGGGATACAGCGATAAAAGCGACGCTGGTTCTCAATATTTGTCTAACGCACTCAGAGGACTAAATGACAAGGCTTCAATATATATGAATTTATCTAAGTTCAAATATCCTACTTTAAGCGCAGTTGCTATAAAAGATTACTCTGATGATGATTCACCTTTAAAGCCAGTGAACACTGAAGAAGCTATAAAGATCATAAAATCAGACCCTTTTAATATAAAAAATGAAGATATTGTTAATTCTATGAAAGAAATCAGAAATATAGAGTTTTTACCAGAGGGAAACAAAAAATGAAAAGATTTTATGATAAAGTATATCCAGAACCAAATACAGGATGCTGGTTGTGGGCTGGTAGCAGGTTTAAAACAGGCTATGGCGGATTTATGCTTAACGGGAAAAACACCAGAGCGCACAGGGTTTCTTATTACTTAAAACACAACTTCATGACTCCGTCATTTGTAGATGTTTGCCATAAGTGCGACAACAGATTGTGCGTAAATCCAGATCATTTATGGCTTGGAACAAGAAAACAAAATTTACAGGACGCGAGAGATAAAAAAAGAATGAATCAATGGGATAAATCAATTTGCAGCAATGGACACGCTTATAATAAAGACAACACTTATATCAACTCAAACGGGAATAAAGAATGTAAGCTTTGTATAAAAGAAAGAAACAAACGATACCATGCAAAGTTTGATTGACTTAGCAGAGATACATAGGGATTTACACCAGAGGTTTAAACCACATGAGGGACAAGTTCCCATAGGTAGAGCTATTTTGTATGAAAAATGCAAAAAAGTATTTGCTAACTGTGGTCGCAGTTTTGGCAAAAGCAAAATAAATGCTTATTTACACGCCAGAATAGCGAGAGAAAATGAAAACTCTACAAATTATATTTTTTTACCCTTTTTAACTCAAGGAAAAGAAGTTTACTGGACTCCTAAGCTATTACAGCAATTAATACCAGAAGATGAAATCTTATCTATTAATAACACTGAAATGCGTATTATATTGACTAATGGTTCTCAAATAAAAGTTTGCGGAGCTGATAACGTAGAGTCTTACCGTGGTGTTAAGCCTAACCCGAACAGCATTATAACATTTGAAGAAGCTAAAGACCTAAAAAGAGAGTTTATAGACGCTTTTTTGCCAAATTTATCAGTAAATGACCCAATTTTGTTTATTGTTGGAACTCCGCCAGAGTTTGAAAGCCCGTTTACAGAGTTTATGGAGTTAGCAAAAAATAGTCCTGAATGGCGTTACTTTCATGCTCCAACAAGTACAAATCCTTATGTAAGCAAGAAATTTATAGAAGATGAACGCATCAGATTAACCAATATAGGCGAAGAAGAAACATTCTTAAGAGAATACGAAGCTATTTTTGTTAAGGGTGGAAAAAAAACTATCTACCCTCAATTCCTTAAACTTAGCCCTCAAAGATTAGATGAGATATTACCTATTGATTTAAACAAATGGGAGTTATGGGTATCGCATGACCCTGCATCAACTAGTATTTATGGGGTATTGTTTGCTCTATTTAATCCATATTCCAAGAAGATTATAGTCATAGATGAGATCTACGAATCAGAACCATCTAAGATGACTGCTAAAGAAATAAACAAAGCAATTAAAGAAAAGCTTAAACCTTACAAGGATAAAGTTAAGACTATTAATTATTGTTATGATGAGGCCGCTGCATGGCTTAAAAATGAAATGGGTGAAGTGGCTCCCGATGTTTGGTTGATACCAAGTCAAAAGGCTAGATTTAGAGTAGATGGATACATTAACTTAGTTAGAGCTGTTCTAAATGCTGAACTTCTTAGTTTCAATGGTGAGTGTAAGAGCTTTATTAAAGAGCATGAGGAGTATTCAAAAGATGATAATGGTCGTATTCCAAAGCGTGATGAC